AGCTCTTCCAATGTACAATCAACGTGTTATCGTAGAAAACGAGCAAGTTGAGAAGTCACAAGTTGTATTAGCAGCACAAGAAATGGTTGATGCTATGCAAAAGATGGTAGAACAAGTTTCTGACATGCTAGTAAAAGAATTGCCAGCAGTAGTTGACGGTGTTAACTCTGAGTTCGGTACAAATGAAGGTGAACAATTCAGCAGCCAAGTTGCAGAAGCATTAACTTCATTACAAGCAGCTATCACACAATCTAAGACAGGATTGCAAGGTGCTCTAGGTGTTATCACTGGCGTAGGTGGTCCTGGTTTCGGTGACGAGATGGGCAGTGCAGATATGTCAGCAGGATCAGAGATGGCTGATATGGGTGGCGACATGGGTGCTGATATGGGCGCTGATGCTGACTTAGGTGGTGAAGAAGACTTAGGCGCTGAAGTTCCATCAGAAGAACCAGAAGAAGTTCCAGCAGTAGGCCGCGCAAAGCGTTAATATGAGACTGTACGAGTTCAGTGATAATGATCCGTTACGTGTGAAGTTGATAGCGGTAGCTAGCCAGCTTCAATCTACTGACGAACCAATGTCTACTGACGAGTTCTTAACAGTTTTAAACAAAAACGGTATCAGCTTAGACAAGTCAGACTTGTTTGATATCGTTAAAAAAGATCCATTAAAGAATGTTGTTGCTAACATTAATAATGATGAAGTCATCTTCAAAGGACAAGAAGGTGACGTAACTCAAGGGGTTGAACAACAGCCCGACGAGAACGAAAAGATTAGAAGTCAAATGGCTAGCAAACAAGCTAGCAAAATGTAAGTAACCAATTAGCATTGTACTACAGAGAAATTTGTAGTACAATTGCCATATGTACATACCAACAAAATTTAATTATCAACCCATAGCTAGAGTAGACACACCCGAAGGTAGACGATATGCTACCCCTGATGGACAGAAACTACCCTCAGTTACTACTATTCTTTCAGCTACCCAATCCGAAGAGAAGAAACTAGTTCTCCAAAACTGGCGTAATAGAGTAGGACATGCTAAAGCACAAGAGATATCAACAGAAGCCGCTGGACGTGGCACAAGAATGCACAAGTTCTTGGAAGACTACATCAAGACAGGAGAGTTAAGTGCATCAGGCTCTAACCCATACAGTATCCAAAGTCACACAATGGCTAACTCAATCATTCAGCAGGGCTTATCGCAATGCTCTGAGTTCTGGGGCACTGAAGTCCCTTTATACTTCCCTAGCGTCTATGCTGGAACAACTGATTTGGTCGGTGTCCATGGCGGTAGTGAATCTATTATGGATCACAAACAGACTAATAAACCCAAAAAGCGAGAGTGGATTGATGACTACTTTATTCAACTTGCGGCTTATGCAACAGCGCATAACGAATTACACGGGACACAAATCCGCAAAGGGGTTATTTTCATGTGTGATCCGAACGCTGTGTACCAAGAGTTCGTAATCGAAGGTAATGAGTTTGACCACTATCAACAAGAGTGGTATAAGAAGCTAGAACAGTACTACACCCAGTTGGTCTAATGGATGATAAATAGTATAATCAACGGATTATACTATGGCAATTGTACAAATAAGCAAAATCATCCACCGCACTGGTGCAAACATCGACTTACCTCAGCTAGACACGGGGGAAATCGGCTTTTCAACAGACGAGCAAAAACTGTTTATAGGTAATGATCCTATACTACATCCTGTACCAGACGGTCAGGTTACGACACAGTTAGAACTATTAACCGAAGTATCTAATTTAGACTTTGCTAAAGTTACTGGTTCAGCGAATACAGAATTACAACTTACTAGTCCTAAGATTGGACAGTTATTAGTAGCAGACGGTAGTAGTACTACACTGATTGCTGATACAGTTGTTAACTGGACCGGTAATCTATTAGGCAACGGAGCAGCTCATAGTAATAACAAATTGCACTTGGGCAGTTTAGCTAATATCGAAATCACTGGCGGTATGAATGGCGGCGTATTGTCTACTGACGGCGCTGGCAACTTATATTGGGACACAGTTTCAGGTGGTAGTGGTTCTAGCTTACCTAGTCAAACTAACAATGCTAGCAAATACTTAAAGACTAACGGCACTGTAGCTACATGGGAAAATGTATTCTCAGATACTAACTTTGCTTCTACAGTAAGAAGTAATATCAGCGTTACTGATAACGGTGGTGACGGTGGATTGTCTTATAGCAGTTCAACCGGTGTAATTACATACACTGGACCGAGTGCAAGTGAAACAAGAGCACACTTTAGTGCAGGTACTGGTGTAACATACGATAGTGCTAATGGTCAAATTAGTATCGCACAAGATGTTTCCGCAACAGCATCACCTACATTCGATAACTTAACTCTATCAAACATTACAGTTAGTGGGTTATACCAAGTAGATGACCCTCAATTACAAGTACCTACTGTACGTAACGGTATTGTTTATAACAATAACTCAAACACATTAGCTACTAACAATGAATTCTATTATCAAGGTTCAGTACTACACGTAGGCAAAGTAGAAACATTAGAAACAATTACAACCGGTACTACGTTTAAGATTGCGAATATTGATACATCAACTAAAGCACCTACTGATGCAGGCTTCAAGGGTGAAATTTGCTGGGACGCAAACTACATCTATGTATGTACTGAAGGTGACGGATTCACTGGTACATGGGAAAAGATTGAATTAGGTGCTACTGTTATAGGTGCCCCTGATTTGTCAAGCTATGCGACACAAACAGATGTGGGTAATGCAATAGCAAACTTAGTTAATTCTTCTCCGGCAACACTAGATACATTGAACGAATTGGCAAATGCATTAGGCAATGATGCTAGCTACTCTACTACAATAACAACAGCATTAGGTAATAAAGCAAATTCTGCTGACTTAGCAACCGTAGCTACTAGTGGTAGTTACACTGATTTAACCGGTACACCTACTCTTGCTACTGTCGCAACCTCTGGCAGCTACACAGATTTGACTGGTACACCTACGTTGTTTGATGGAGCATTTAGTAGTTTAACTGGAACTCCTGCATTATTTGACGGTGCATATTCTAGCTTAACTGGAACTCCTACAAGTATTGCTACAGTAACATCAGAAGCGCAGCCTAATATTACATCGGTTGGTACGTTGACCTCGTTGACAGTGGGTAATGCAGCATCGGACACTAATACCGATGTGTTAAGTATTGTAGGTAGTGTGAGTAACTTACACATCTCTACTGATGCAGGCGGCGGTGTGAGTATACTTTCTAGACCAAACCAAACCGGAACTGGATTTTATATCGATGAAACGACTGATTCACTTTACGTTTTAGTAGGAGATGTAAATGATCCTTCTGTAGCAAACGCAGTAGTTAAGTTTCAAACAGCGGCGGTTATTCCCGCATTTGATAGTGCAATTGATTTAGGACTACCAGGCGCAGCTTGGAAATCTATAACAGTTAACGGTAATCTTAATCTAGGAACCGGACAATTTGTAACTAACACATACACTAGTGGTTCAGATTTTGATAACTCATTAGTCACTGTAACTAACTCAGGTGGGTATGCATTAACATTCACTAGTGGTTGGCAAGATACTGCACCGGGTTCTATGGTGGCAGATTTGCGAGGCATAGATGTTGGCACTCTTATCACTTTTAACGGTGGTGCTGTCACTGCTACTGCAACTTCTATCTTCTTAATAGGACAAGAAAAAATAGAATTACAACAGGTTACCGGTTCGTTGTCTTCACTCGTTGGATCAGGTCAACTAACTAGTATTTCAGTTAGAAACATAGTCGTACCGGCTCAGGGTAATATTATTTTCCCTGACGGAACTATTCAAAATACTGCATACGTTGGACCACCAGAATCTGCACCAAAGATTGAATTTGTAACTGCTCCTAGTAGCAACACAGACACTGGTATATCCGGTCAAATAGCAGTTGATTCACAGTATCTATACGTATGCGTTGGCACTAATGACTGGAAACGCACACAGCTAACGAGCTGGTAAGATAAATAGATAGTTCGCTCTTAATTGAGAGTTTATGCAGTAAAGCCGCTGCGTAGGCCTAGAACGCCATAACATAAAGGAAAACAAAATGGCAAGAAGTTTAAACAAAAAATATTTCGGTAACCGTAACGTCGGTACAACAGGTGCAGATGATAATGCTATCGGTGGTCAAGGTGTAGCATCAGTTACAATCACTGCTGAAGGTACATATACTGCTGGTTTACCAACAGCAGCATTCTCAGTCCCAGACTTACCAACAGGCGTACGTACTACTGGTGTAGTTCACGGTCATGCATTATCCGCAGCTACTACAAGTAACGGTACAGGATATACTGTAGGTGATGTATTAACAGTTGTTGGCGGTACAAAGGTGGCGGCAGCTACATTCCCAGTAGCAGCTATTGTCACAGTCACTACTCCTACTATCGCCGACGGCGGCGCATTGATTGATGCAATCGGTGGCATAGGTGACAGATTTGAATTCACTAACGCAAACCTAACACAATCATTGATTGTTGAAGTTACTGCGGCAAGCGGTGGCGTAGCATCAGCAGTTGAAGTTGTTCAAGCAGGTATCTGGAACGGTACTGGCGCAGCTCCAGCTACTACAGCAGGCTTTACAAGAAGCGCAGCATTCAGTGGCCCAACTGACAACAATGGTACAGGTTTGATATTGAACTTGGCATGGGGTGTTTACTCATTCGGTACAGTAGCAGTTCAAGGTGACTACACAGTAGCCCCAAGTAACCCTGTTAGCTTCACTGGCGGTTCTGGTACTGGCGCAGCAGCAACTATCACTTATGGTGTTAGCGGTATTGTTGTTACAGAAAAAGGTTCTGGTTACACATCAGCAGCCGATGCAGCAGTTACATTCAGCGGCGGTACAGCAGCTGGTACATCAGTATTGACTACTGATTCAGGTAATATCAGTACTACTACTGATACACAAGGTCAGAACGAAGCTACTAACCAAGAGAACGCAATCGTTCCTTACGCTAAGACAACATCAGGTGGTACAAGCAAGATTGGTGATATCGTTCGTCAAGTTGGCGCACGTAGATTCAAAGTTAAGACAGCAGACGGTACAGCTATTTGTACATTAAAAGGTTCAGCAGTATCAGCAGAAGGTGATATGACTATCACTGCTACTGACAGTGCAGGCGGAACATACTTTGTAACTAAGATTGGTGGTCGTAAGGCTACTCTAACTCGTGGTACAGGTACACAGTTCGCTACTGATTCAGCAGTTCAGTGGACATTCGGTTCAGCAACTGAAGGTGTAACAGTTAAAATCGCTAACGCTTAATCTTTTAAGCTCAATAAAAAAGCCGCTTTATGCGGCTTTTTTTATTAGTTGTTGTAGTTTGTCTTGTACTACATCAAAGTTAACTGTGTTGAACAGTCCTGGATGCATCGGTTTGGGATAGTAGTTACTGTCAGTCCAAGCATACCCGCAGTGTTCTTCATTCAATGTTGGAATGAATTCATCATCTACTTTACAAAAGAAGGTATGATACGTGAAACTGTTGTTGATGAACTTTTGAATGGGTATTAATTTTGCATCTTTAGGGAAGTAAGCAATCTCTTCCATACACTCACGTTCAATGCCTTCAAATAGTGTTTCGCCATCCTCGACTTTGCCACCGGGTATACCCCAGTTGCTACTATTCTTATCATTGCGTAGTAAGTAGAGGAATCTTTGTGTGTTACTTGCGTAGAAAAAGATTCCTGCAGATGTATTCTCTTTCATATACTATGATTTATCATAGTTAGATGACGATAGAATAATCTCCTGCTTCATACCAACCTTCATACGACTTAACCCATGTACGGTTAACATAACGATATTGAATGCCGCTAGTTAAGTTTCTTACATACTCAACATCAGTAGCCTCTGCACTGTTAAACGAAACGGTCCATCTACGAGTATTTCCATTGTATTGAATAATATCATTTGCGTTAGCAACTAAATTACCCCAAGCACCAGTTGGGTCAGTGATATCTTCTACTAATAGATAACGCTGTCCGTTCGCAACAGCAGGCAATCCTTGTCCCGGACCCTTAGTGTGTGGGTTGATGACACTATCCACTGCATCTAGTGTATTCTGTGGTAGTGTATCTGGGTCAATTTCATACACTAATAATCTGTCATCAGTGGGATTGAAACTAATAGTACCTACAATCTCTGTGTCCATATCTGGATTCTGTAGCCAAATCTGACTCACACCAGACTTGACTGTACCATACATGTTCAACACCGCAGACCAGAATACATTCGTATCAGGGTTCGTCGGGTCATCGGTTGTATTGTTGCTAGGAGAGAAGGGTTGTGTAGCAGGCAATATTTGCAAACTGTTACCAATCAATAGCACTTTGTAACCATAGGGTGTAATCTTTTGACGTGTGCCTAGTAACAGATGGTCATCTTTCATATCAGTCAACGCATTACCCTGAAAGATACTTGCGATAATCTTATGAATGACACCGAGTTTTCTAACTTTAGCTGCACTAGATAACCAGATAGGCATGTAGAACTTCCAACTCATAATGTCAATAGCATTACCAGTACCTGTAGGAATACTACGACTACTGAATGTGATACCTTCTTGATATACAACTGACAATGATGTCCAGTCAATAAAGTTATCAGTAGATT